ATGGGAGACACCCGAAAGAGCCAAGCACCGGAGGCGGAGAAGGCCGAGACAGAGGTCCCGACCCGAAGGCTGACGAAGGCGGAGTTGGTGAGCGAGTTGATCAAGAAGATCCAAGGGAAGCTGGCGAAAGACGAATTGAAACCGACGGTCGGAGACTTGCTTCGGCTGCTGCAACTGGAACAAGAGATGGAAGAGGAGCAGCCGAGGGAAATCAGGGTCTCATGGATAAACGGGGACGAGAAGGAACATGCATCCGAGGAATAGAATACCAGGCGCTTCCCGCTCAAGCCCGATTTCACGGATCGGCGGCGCGGTTCAAGGGTTTCTCGGGGCCAATCGGTTCGGGAAAAAGCCAGGCGCTGTGCGAGGAAGCCATCAAGCTTAGTTACCAGAACGCGGGAAGAGTGGGGTTGCTGGGAGCACCGACTTACCCAATGTTACGGGACGCGACGCAAAGCGCGCTGTTCGAGATTCTAGAAACTAACAAGATTCCGTACGACCACAACAAGGGAGAGAACACGCTGGTCATGCGGGACACGCGGTCGAAGATGCTGTTCCGGGCGGTGGACGAGTACGAGAGGCTGAGGGGAACGAACCTGGCGTGGTTTGGCGTGGACGAGCTGACGTACTGCCAGCAAGAGGCGTGGGCAGTGCTGGAGGGGCGGCTGCGCGATCCGAAGGCGAAGCGATTGTGCGGGTTCGGGGTGTGGACACCCAAGGGTTACGACTGGGTGTACCGGCGGTTTCTGTCGGAGCCGGTGGAAGGCTACGAGGCGGTGGTGGCGGAGCCGTTCGAGAACCGGTTTCTGCTGGACCGGGTCCCGGATTTCTACGAGAGGCTGAAACGCAGTTACGACGAGAAGTACTATCAGCAGGAAGTTCTGGGGAAGTACCTGAGCATAAACGGCGGGCTGGTGTATTACGCGTTCGCGCGCGGGGAACACGTTGGGGAGGTGGCGGAGGACCTGGCGCTGCCGCTGCTGTGGGCGCTGGATTTCAACGTGGACCCGATGAGCTCGGTGGTGGCGCAGATCGCGCACGGGGAGGTGAGGGTGCTGGACGAGATCGTGATGAGCCGGGCGAGCACGGAACAGGCGTGCAAAGAATTCCACACGCGGTTCCCGCGGCACGACGCGGGGCTGTGCGTGTACGGGGACGCGACGGGGAGCCGGCTGCAGACGACGGGGACGTCGGACTACCAGGTGATCCGGGAATACCTTTGCCGGGAGGGGTACCCGTGCGTGAACTACAAGGTGCCGAAAGCGAATCCGGCGGTGCGGGAGCGGACGGCGCTGGTGAACGCGAAGCTGAAATCGGCGTCGGGAGAGCAGCAATTGTGGGTGAGCCGTAAGTGCAAGGAACTGATCAAGGACCTGGAGGAAGTCAGTTACAAATCCGAAACCAGCGTGATCGACAAGGACAAGGACCCGCGACGAACGCACCTGTCGGACGCGTTAGGGTACCTGATCTGGCAGGAGTGCCGGCCCCAGCCGCCCATGGGAGAGCAGGGGTTGCCGCTGTTATAGACGGGCAGAGGGACAAGAGAAATGGTGAACATCGACCGAGAACATCCGGAATACAAGACGCGGCGGCACATGTGGCGAATGTACCGGGACTTGTACGCGGGCGGAGAGCAATTGAAAGCCCACGCCGAAACGTACCTGCTGCGGAGGCAGAAGGAACCCTCGGACGTGTACGGGGAGCGGCTGCAAAGGGTGTTCTACGAGAACTACATCGGCTCGATCATCGACTGGTACGCGGCAACGCTGTTCCGGCGGGAGCCGATCCTGAGCTTTAACGGGGAGAACGACGCGGGGAAGGTGTTTTTCAGTGCGTTCGCGGGGGACTGCGACCGGAAACAAACGAAGCTGAGCGACTTCTTCCGGCGGCAGTTCACAGAGGCACTGGTGAGCGGAGCGAGCTACGTGCTAGTGGATTTTCCGCGGGTGGGAGCGCCGGCGGCGAACCGGGCGGAGGAAGACGCGATGGGGGCGTCGCGGGCCTACCTGGTGGAGTACCGGGCGGAGGAGCTCATCAACTGGAGTTACGACGAAGAGGGGAATTACGACTGGGTGGTACTGCGGACGTCGCGGACGTCGCAGGGGGCGCCGGGCGACGGTCAGGAGACGCGGGAAACGCGGTGGCTGTACTACGACAAGGAGCAGTTCCGGATCTACCGGGCGGCGGAAGAGCAGGGAAGGGGAGGGGCGATCGAGCAGGTAGACGCCGGGCAGCACAGCCTGGCTGGGCAGCGGAGAGTGCCGCTGTTCCAGTTCAAAGCGAGCGAAGGGTTGTGGCTGATGAACAAGGCGGCGCTGCTGCAACTGGAGCACTTCAATAAGTCGAACGCACTGGGCTGGTCGCTGACGATGGGGCTGTTCGCGATGCCGGTGATTTACTCGGAACGGGAGTGGAAGCAAATCATCGGGGATTCGTACTACATCCAACTGGGGCCGAACGACAAGTTCGGATGGACGGAGCCGGCGGGGACGGTTTACGAAGTGGCGCTGGCGAATCTGTCGCAACTGAAAGACGAGATCTACCGCGTGTGTTACCTGATGGCGCAGGCGGTGGATTTGAACACACCGCTATCGGGATTGAGCAAGCAGCGGGACTTCACGATCACGAACGAGGTACTGCGAGGATTCGGGGACGCGGTGAAGGACACGATGAAGCGGGTGCTGGGGGCGATCGAAACGGCGCGGCAGGACGGGCTGACGATCGACGTGACGGGGCTGGACGACTTCGACGTGGGGGATTTCTCGAGCGACCTGGCGGACGCGAAGAACCTGCTGGGGCTGGGGATCACCTCGGCGACGCTGCGGAAGGAAGTTTTCAAAAAGCTGGCCGCGAAATACCTGTGCGACGCGCGGCAGGAGTTGAAAGACCAGATCGGGAAGGAAATCGACGAGGGGCAGTGAGCGGGCGGGCGGAACTGCGGGATCGAAGACAAGAACGCATTCTGCCGCCGATGAACGCGGATAAACGCCGATGGGAAGCGAACTGAAGGGGGCGGACGAACGAGATATGGACGAAGAGAAACAGACAGTGGAAGGCCAGACGGACGGGATCCGGGAGATCGTGCGGGAAACGATCGCGGAGTTTGTGAAGAGGGAGCAGTCGAAGACGGAGCCGGCCTACAAGGCGGAACTGGTGGAGGAGCGGAAGCGAAGGGAGCAACTTGAGCGGAGGCTCAACGAACTGGTGGAGGAGAACAAGCGGAGCCGGCAGCAGGCGGAGGAATCCGAGCGGGCGGCGACGATTCGCGGGGAACTGGCGCGGCTGGGAGTGGCCAAGGTGGAGGTGGCGTTCAAGGCGATCAAGGACGACGTCTACCGGGCCGAGGACGGACGGCTGCTGGCGCGGGGCGAGCAGGGGGAGGTGGGACTGAAGGAGTACGTGACGCACTTCCTGAACGAGAACCCGGAGTTTTTGCCGGCGCGGATCGCGGGAGGGTCGGGAGCAGTCTCGACGCACAAGGTTCCGGCGGCGAGCGGCGGGAGCGCGGACATGGACAAGATCCGGCCGGGGATGAGCTCGGAGGATGCCGAGCGAATCCGGCAAGAGATCGTGAGAATTACATCGCAGACGCTGCGGGGGGCTTAAGTAAGCAGTAGGAAGCGAGCGGTATAGAAAAAGAAACGAGACGATAGGAGAAACGAATGCCAGCAATAACTTCATCTAACGTGGCCAATGCGATTGCCAAGCTGGTAGCGGCGGATGCGCTGCCAGCACTGATAGGAAACCTAGTGATGGGGAACCTGGTCAATCGCGATTACGAGCCCGTACTGGCCCAGGCAGGGGATACGGTGAATGTGCCGATTCCCCCAACCCTGGTAGCCAACAACATAGCGGAAGGCGGCACGGTGCAGACGCAGAACCCGAACCTGGGGAACGCGCAGATCGTGCTCAACACGCACGCGGAAGCGACCTTCCAAGTGCCGGACGTGACCAAAGTCCTGGCGGTGCCGGACCTGTTGAAGCTGTACATGCAGCCGGCCATGGTGGCGCTGGCGCAGAGGATCGAGTCGGACCTGCTGAATACGTACGCGAGCTTCACGGCGAATACGCCGGTGGGGACGGCGGGGACGCCGCTCACCGAGGCCGTAGTGGACGCGGCGGAGACGGCGTTGTTCGAAGCCATGCTGCCGGCCAGCGAGCCGAGGTTTTTGGTGGTGGATGCCAACAGCTACTCGGCCCTGCGGCAGATCGAGCGGTTCAGCGAGTACCTGACCGCCGGGGAAGCCGGACTGCAGGCACTGATAGACGGAAGCGTCGGGAAGATCAAGGACTTCTACGTGCTGCGGTCGCAATTCGTGGCCAAGACGGGGAGTTCTCCGGTGAACACGCACAACCTGGCGTTTGCGCGGAACTCGCTGGGCCTAGTGGTGCGGCGACTGCCACAACCGCTGCCGGGGACGGGGGCCATCGCGGAGTACGCCGAGCTGGGCAGCTTCGGGATGCGGGTGGTGATGAGCTATCAGCCGAACACGCTGGCGCAGCAGTTCACGGTGGACGTGCTGTACGGGGTGGGCGTGCTGAGAAACACGTTCGCGGTGCAGGTGAACAGCTAGCCGGCATCCAAAGGCCGGCGGCAAGCAGCGGCGCGGCCATGGGGCGGCCGTTGCGCGGAGGGGGAGATTCCGGAGCCGCGGCGAGAAGCCGGGGCTCCGGAAGCTCCCGTCCGGCGCGGGGCGGCCGCAGTCGCGCGGAGAAGGGATAGAGAAAAATGGACCTGAAAGTCTACTATCAGAAGATACGGCAGATCGAGGCGTCGCTGGCCGAAGCGTTCGTCGTGGTGGTGAGCCTGGACACGCCGGACGGGGGGCGCGCGGGAGTGCCGACTGAGGCGGCGCGCCGGGTAGCGGCGAAGATGATCGTGGAGGGGCGAGCCCGGCTGGCCAGCGCGGAGGAGACCGCGGAACACCGCCAGCGGGCGGCCGAGGCCAAGCGGGCGGCCGAGCAGATAGCGGCGGCGGGGCGGATGCAGATCACGGTGGTATCGGAGGCGGACCTGCGGGCGCTGCGGGGCGCGACGCGATCCAAGAGCTAAGCAGAGGACGGCAGGCAGGGACGAGGCGGTGGGGGTATGGCGCTATTCACTGACGGGACGATATCGAGCATCGCGGACTTGGCGGGGTACGAGTCGGGAATCCTGGAGACGGCGACAACGGAACAGATCGATTTGACGATCAAGCTGGGCCTGGCGCAAGACGAACTGGGGATCGACCTGGACGCGTACCTGACGCGGCAGGGATCGACGCTGGGATTGGGCAATATTGTGGTGACACCGCCGCTGGGCAAGTGCGCCACCTTCCGGGCGCTGGTCGCGACATACCGGGACGCGTATTCCAAGGAGTTGAACGACCGGTATCTGGCCAAGTGGACGGAGTATCAGCAGTTGGCGCAGTGGGCTTGGGACGCGCTGGTGGACACGGGGCTGGGAACGGTTACGGACCCGATTCCCAGGGCGGATAGCCCGCAATTGAGCTACGTGCCCGCGGCGGCGGCGGCGGCGACGTACTTCGTGCGGGTGTCGTGGCTGAGCAGCGACGGCGAGGAGGGCAGCCCGAGCGACATCGCGATCCTGATTGTGCCGGCGGGGAACACGCTGGTGGCGACGGCGGTGAACCCGCCGGCGCAGGCGAGCGGGTGGAACGTGTACGCGGGGCTGTCGGTCGCGGAACAGACGCTTCAGAACGCGGGGGCGCTGCCCATTAACGGGCAGTGGACGCTACCGGTAGCGGGCTTGCAGCAAGGGACGCCGGCGGGAACGGGACAGGCGCCGGAATCCTGCATGCTTCCGGGGCCGAACGTGCTGTGGAGATGAGCGAATGGCGACACTAGGAAGCGCGGCGACCAGCCAGACGCTGAGCATCATGAAGGCGGCCAGCGGACTGGCGGCGACGGTGGCGGCCATCGCGGCGAGCGAAAACGTGGAACTGGCCCCGCTGGAGCCGGAACACGTGAAGGCGCAGCAGATAGCGGCCGATGTGGCGGAGAAAACGGCGGGGGTGAAGTACCCGGCAGTGTACATCTACTGCGCGGGACTGAATAACCTGCAAAAGGAGAAATTCCGGGAGTTCTCGGGGAAAGTGCAGATGGCGGCGGAAGTGCGCGTGACGCACGACCGGCTGGAACGCGTCTACGACCATTTGCAGTACTACGTGGCGGCGGTGATCGGGGTGCTGGACGCGAACCGCGGGGACTGGGGATCCGGGATGTTCTACACGGGCGGGTACAAGGTGGAGTTCGGGCCGGTTAAGCACGGGGGCAAGAATTTCCTGCAGGTGGGAAAGATCTTGTTCGAGGTGGACGCGAGTTACTGAAGGAATCGGCGGAAACAAGTGGGGGAAGGGCGGCCGAGGAGGCCGGGGAGATCTAACTGTTATGTCGTGCGGATACATATCATCGAACGACGAAAGGCTGTATGTAGCGCCGGAGCTGACTTACGGGCAGGTGGCGGCCGTGACGAGCCAGAACCGGTTTCCGGCGGTGAAGCTGACAGCTAGCCAGAAGCTGGTGCGCCCGAAACGGAAGGACAAAACGGGGACACGGACGTTCCCGGGTTCGCCGGCGGGGCTGCGGACAACGACCACATTCGACGTGACGACGTACATGACGGGCTGGACGCAGCAGAACGCGGCGCCGGGGTACGGGCCGCTGTTCCAGGCGGGGCTGGGAGGCGCGCCCATCTTCTTTGGCGGGGGCACGGCGGGGACCAACTCGAATCCCATGACGCTGGTGTTCGCAAGCCCGCACGGGTTAGGTCCGGGCCAAGCGGTGACGTGCGGAGGCGAACTGCGGTTCGCGACCGCCATCGTGGACCCGCTGACGGTGGCGCTGAACGCGCCATTCGCGGCGCTGCCGGCGGCGGGGGCGGCGATCGGGGCGACCGTAACATACGGCCCGGCGACGGATCTGGGGTCGGTGAGCATTTACGACTACTGGGACCCGGCGGACGCGGTGCAGCGGATACTGAGCGGGGCGGCGGTGAACAAGATCGATATTAAGGTGAACGGGGACTACAACGAATTCGAATTCAGCGGCGTGGCCTGCGACCTGATCGACAGCACGAGCTTCCAGGCGAACCAAGGCGGGCTGACGAGTTTTCCGGCGGAACCGGCGCTGCAGGAGTTCGATTACAGCATCATTCCGGGACACCTTGGGCAGGCATGGCTGGACAACACACCGGACCGGTTCTACACGCTTACGGCGGGCGAGGTGACGCTGGAGAACAACATCGACACGCGGCACGAGGAGTTCGGAAGCGACGAGCCGCGGTGCCTTTCGGCGGGGCCGAGGACGGTGACGGTGAACTTCGAGCTTTTCGAACTGGACAACGCGGCGACGCAGGGACTGTACCAGGCGGCGCGGCAATACTCGCCGATCGCGATCATGCTGCAACTGGGGCAGCAGGCGGGACAACTGTTCGGCGTGTGCATGAATAGCGTGGTGCCGGTGGTGCCGGAATTCGACGATACCGAGACGCGGTTGCAGTGGAAGTTCACCGGGAGCCAGGCGCAGGGCGTGGGCAACGACGAGATCTACGTGGCATTCGGATAAGGCGATGGACTACCAGAGCGAAAAGACGGTGGAGTCGAAGACGGTGCCAGGCGTGAAACTCACGATCGCGCGGATGTCGCTGGGGCGGCGGATCGAGCTGACGCGGCGGATCTGGGAAACGGCGCGCAAGGTGGAATGCCTGTCGGCGGGGAGCGATCCGCGAGAGAAGCTGGAGGCGGCGCTGCTGGCCAGGGAGATCGACCGGGAGTACCTGAGCTGGGGACTGATGCGGGTGGAAGGGCTGATGCTGGACGGGCAGCCGGCCACGCCGGAGACGCTGATCGCGGTGGGAGCGGAGGAACTGAGCCGGGAGGCGCTGGCGGCGGTCAAAGCGGAGTGCGGGTTGTCGGAAGAAGAACGAAAAAACTGATCGTCGCCTTCCACTTTTTGGGGTATTCGAATCCAGCCGGGTGGAGGTGCGACGAATGCAGGCGCAACGGACTGGAACAGAAGCGGCGGTGCGGATGGCTGGGGCGGGGCAGAGAGAGCGCGCCGAAAGCGGTGTGGGCGCGCAGGACGGCGTCGACGAAAGAGTGTCCGCGGTCGTACATCACGGCGGAAAGCGTGGGCTGGCTGGAAGCTTTCCACGCCTGGAAGCGGGTGGGGTATCCGGATGCGGAGAGGCTGACGGCGCGGCAGGCCGAGGCGATGCTGGTGCTGGAGAGGGAGCTAACCGAAGAGGTGAAGCGTGGCTAGCAAGAAAACGACCGTAGTGGACACGACGGGCACGGGCAGCGACGTAGACGAAGTGCTGGCCTCGCTGACCAGCAACCTGACGGATACGGTGGAGGGGAACGCGCAACTGGCGGAGCAGTTCACGCAACTGGCCAACGCGAGCCAGACGCAAACCGACGCGGTCACGCTGAATACGGAAGCGGTGCAGCAGAACACGGCGTCGAAATCGGGGTCGGGAAGCGGATCGTCAGGGACCAGCGCGGGCAGCGTGCTGGGGGACATCTTCGGCAGCGGACTGGGACTGTCGCCGCTAATCAGCGGCCTGATCGGACTGTTCACGGGAGGGAGCAGTCCCACGCCGGTAACGATGACAGAGTACGTTCCTCCGCCGTCGATTAACTTCGACGGCACGCTCACAAGCGGGCAGGCGGCGACGCCGACGCAGCCGGCGGCGGGAAGCGGCCAGAGCTCGGGCGGGCAGCAAATCACCGTTCAAGTGCAGACCATGGACAGCCAGTCGTTCATGGACCACAGCGACCTGATCGCGCAAGCGGTGCGGCAGGCCATGCTGAACATGAACTCGGTGAACGACGTGGTGAACGACTTATGAGCGCGTTTCCAAAACTGAAGACGGGGGCGGTGGCGCAGTATCCGGCGAGCCGGGCGCTGGTTCACACGACCGAAGCGATGCGGTTCCTGGACGGGACGGAACAGCATTACCGGGTGCGGGGGGCGGCCGGGCGGCAATGGACGATCAACCTGGCATTGCTCGACGAGACGGAGATCGCAACGTTGGAGGCGTTCTTCGTTAGCGCGCAAGGCAGGTTCGGGAGTTTCAGTTTCCAGGACCCCTGGGACGGCACGGTGTACCCGGATTGCAGCCTGGGGAGCGACGAGTTCGAGATCGATCTGGAGGCCGAGACGCAAGGGAAGCTGGTGCTGGTGGTGAGGGAAAACATTAACTGAGATGCCGTACTTTCCACAACTCACGAGCGGGGCGGTGGCGCAGTTTCCCGGCAACAAGCAGGTGCTGCGCCGGACGGTGGTGAACGAAGCGGCCGACGGGAACACCGTGAAGCTGGCGGACCCGGCGGCGAACACGGTTCAGTGGACGCTGAAATACTCCGGGTTGACGGACGCGGAGTGGAACGCGATCGAGACGCTGTTCGAGGCGGTGGAGGGCCAACTCCAATCGTTCACGTTCCTGGACCCGTTCGACAACCTGGCGAGCTGGAGCGAAGATCCGACCCAAGCCGCGTGGATCAAGGGGAGCGGACTGGCGGTAACCCTGGGCCTGGCGGACCCGCTGGGGGGCACGGGGGCGGCCAGCGTCGTCAACCAGGGATCGAGCGGGGCGAACATCCAGCAGAGCATCAACGCGCCGGGCGGGTATCAGTACTGCATGAGCGTGTGGGCGCAGAGCGCGGCGGCGGCCTTGATCACACTGTTCCAAAACACGGCGACGAAATCCGCGAGCCAAGGGTTTACGATAGGGCCGGTTTGGACACGGCTGGAGTACGGGGCCAATCTGGGCGCTCCGGAGGATGCGGTGAACTTCGGGGTGACGGTGGAGGGCGGGAGCGCCGTGGAGCTGTTCGGCTTCCAGGTGGAGGCGCAGGTGGGCGCCTCGAAATACAGAAAGACGACGGAGGGGAACGGCGTGTACGCGAGCGCGTGGTTCCTGGACGACACGCTGACGCGGACGACGAACGGGTTGGAAGATAACTCCTGCACGTTGCGGATTCGAGCGAGTGGGTGATGGCGACAATTAACCAGCTCAAGGAACAGAGCGTCACCGAGACGCCGCTGCTGCTCTTCGATTGCGTCCTGGCGTCGGGGGACACCGAGCATTGGAGCACGAACCAGGTGACGTTCGGCGGGCAGAACTACCAGGCGCGGGTGCTGCAATACAATCTCTTCGACGTGCAGGCGGGGGCGGCGGAAGGCGTCGACGTCATCGCGCGCATATCGATCAGCCTGGCGAACGCGGATTCCCACTTCTCCGAGATCGAGGCGAATGTCGGCTGGAAGGGCAGCCAGATCACGGTGCAGTTCGTATTCTTCGACCTGGTGCAGGGGACGGCGGCGTCGGAGTCGGAAGTGCTGTTTTGCGGGACGGCGGACGCGCCGCAGGAGATCACGGAAACAACCCTGCGACTGACGGCCAGCAACAGCTTGAGCCCGCAGCGCATGTCGCTGCCGGACGTGCGCGTACAGAGCTATTGCCCGTGGTGGTTCCCGGCGAATCCCACGCAGCGGGCGGAGGCGGTGACGGGCGGCCCCGCGAGGAACGAATACTCGCCTTACTACCGCTGCGGATACTCGCCGGACCAGAGCGGCGGGGTGGGGAGCATGAACGCGGGCGCGCCGTTTGCGACCTGCGGCCTGACGAGAACGGAGTGCCAGGCGCGGGGAATGTTCTCCCAGGACGCCAACGGAAACCAGACGCGGAGATTCGGCGGAATCGAATTCGTGCCGGCGAGCACGATGGTGCGGAGCTACGGGGGAAAGGGGTACTACCTCTCCAATGCGATCGACAACGAGGCGCAATACAACGACTTCGTACCGCTGATCTACGGGACGGCGTGGTATTCGCCGCTGATCGTATTCTCGAAGAACGACGGGAACCTGACCCACATGGAAGTGCTGCTGGGGATGGGCGAACTCCAGTCGGTGCTGACGGTGCTGGTGGACAACTACGTGATCCCGCAGGGGGTGGCCGGCACGAACATGACGGGGACCGGGTGGTTCAACGTGGTCACGATGGGGACGCGAAACGGCGCGTTCAACATGGACTTCACGGACAGCTCCGGCAATCCGCTGGGGGATCCGTACGGAAGCATGGCGGTGCTCTCGGTAGTGGTGCCCAACTCGATCAACAGCGGGAAGTCGCTGCCGTCGATCCAGGTGCTCGGCGAGGGAAAGAAGCTGCACCAATGGGGGCCGGACGGCACCTATTTGCAAGAGAGCTTCACAAACAACCCGGCCTGGGTGCTGCTGGACATTCTGCAGCGTTGCGGGTGGAGCCTGGACGATATCGATCTGGGGAGCTTCGGGCAAGCGGCGGCCTACTGCGGGGAGCCGATTTCAGGGGTGGATCTGTTCGGGAACGCGGTGCAGATTCCACGCTTTCAGTGCAATCTGGTGCTGTCCGACCGGCGGAGCGCGGGGGACCTGGCGCGGGGGGTTCGCAACGGCTCGCGGCTCTTCCTGAGGTACGGGACGGGGGGCCAACTGGAGCTGGGAGTGGAGAACACGCTGGCGCTGCAGCAGCCCACGCTGCCCGACGGGAGCAACAGCACAGAGGCCTTGAACGGCGGATGGCCGAGTTACGAGTTCGGGGACGGGACGAACGGGTTCTCGGGGATTCTGAGGAAATCGAACGGAGATCCGGCGATCCGAGTGTATTCGAAAAGCAACGCCGAGACGCCGAACTGGGTAAGCGTGGAGTTCCAGGATCAGTTTAACGAATACCAGCAGGACAGCCTGTCGCTCACGGACATGGACGACGTGCTGCTAACCGGCCAGCAGGTCAGCCTGACGCTGCCGGTGCTGGGCATCCCAAACTTCAACCAGGCGGCCAGGATCGCGGATCTGTACCTGGAAAAGGCGATAGACGGCAACACTTACGTGGAGTTCAGCACCAGCGTCCGGGGGGTGGGGCTGAAGCCGGAAGACATCATCACGGTCACTTACTTGAAGGAGGGATTCGAGCGCCAGCCGTTCCGGGTCATCAAGCTGACGCCGAGCGCGAATTACGGGACGGTGTCAGTAACCGCCCAGATCCACGACGACGCATGGTACACGGACGGCACCACGCTGATAAGCTCCGGGGTGCGGCGGCAGGCGGGGGCCGAAGGGGGAATCCCGCGGCCACTGGTGGGAACGGTCCTGGATAGCGACGGGAGAACGGACTTCGCGATTACCGAACAGTCCACCCAGGAGACGGATGGAAGCACGAGCCTGACGCTTTCGGCCGCGTTTGTGGTTCCGAGGCAACCGACGATGACGGGGCTGGGAATCCCGCTGGTGAGCCTGGCGGCGCAGCCGAACGCGACGGGGGGCAGTCTGGGCGGGGGCCAGACCTTCTACTACGCGGTGACGGCGGTGGACGCCAGCGGAGACGAGAGCGACCTTTCGTTCTTGGTGTTCGCCACAATTCCACCGGGAACCAACACCAACCAGGTAACACTGGAGGGGCTGAGTTTCAGCGCGAATTCGACCGGGTTTAACGTGTACCGGGGACCGACGCCCCAGCAGTTGAGCCAGATCGCGGCTAACCAGGCGGTGTCGGCGACATACACGGATGCGGGCGCGGCGGCGACGCTGGTGCAACCTCCGGACGCCAACTACGATCACACAAACTTCTACTGGCGGCTGGAACTGCAGCCGGAGTACGCGGCGACCCGCAGCTCGAGCGACACGGTGGGGAATTCGACGCTGGGCATGGCGGTGAACAGCTACCAGGGCATGCTAGTCAGGATCACCCGAGGGACGGGCGCGGCACAGGAGCGCGCGATCGCCTCGAACGACGCCACCACGCTGACGGTGGAATCGGAGTGGGATGTGGTCCCGGACACGACGAGCTATTTCGCGATCGCCGAATCGGGATGGCACTTCGGGGCGGCGGCGAGCAGCAGCCCGGTGGAATTCGATATCCCGACGCGAGTGGGTGCAACGGTGCAAGTGTCGGGAAGGTCGGCGAACGTCCTGGACGAGGAGTGCTCCGAAGGGCTTTCGCCGCTGACCCGATGGCAGATCACGGCGCCGGGGTCGGGGCTGGATAACGGCGTGCCGGGAACACCGGCATTCGGGCTGGCGCCGCTGGTCGCGGGCTCGGTGGAGCTGACGGCCATCGCGTTCAGCGATTTGACGAATACCAGCACGATCTCATCGGCAACGGTGACGCTGAGCTACTGGAACGAACTGGGGAGCCCATCGCCGCTCAGCCTGAGCGGCGCGATCGGCACCACCGATACCTCGATCGGGCTAACGCAGGTCGGCAGCGCGGCGGCAGGCGGGCTGGTACAGATCGAATTGGAGATCGTGCAGGTGACCGCGGTGACGAACGGCGGCCTGGGATACACGGTGACTAGGGGCATGTGCGGGAGCACGGCGGTGGCGCACGGCGGCGGGCAGACGCCGGTGCCAGTGTACGACCTGGCCAGCAAGGTCTTCGTGGTGGCGTTCGCTCCCGACTTCTTCGGGAGCCCGGCGAGCGGAGACTTCTGTTATCCGATCCTGCTGGCGGATGCGCGGATCGCATGCGCGCAGCTTTTCGTCGCCAACGACCAAGGCAACAGCGCGGCGGGAACGGCCTGCTACACGAGGATGATCGACGGGGGCATGCGGACGTACGCCGGGGGGCAGTTCGCGATTCAGGTGGAGGGTTACCTGGCGATCCAGTCGAACGCGGCGCCACCGCTGATCGTGCACGCGTCGCACGGGGTGCGGGCCATCTTCGCGGTGGTGAACGAAGCGCCGACGCAGGGGCCGGTGGAACTGGAGATCCAGCGAAACGGAACGACATATTGCAGCTTGACGATTACCGGGGGTCCTCCGAATCCGCAGTACTCGAACGTCGTGGATGGCTTTGGGCTGGCTCCGCTGATGGTAGGCGACCAGTTGAGCTTGAACATCACCGCAGTCCCCCAATCGGCGGATTCGACCCCAGGACGGGACTTGACGGTGACGATCCAAATGTAGAGGCCGCCGGCGCGGCGAAGGAAAACAGCACTCCTAAGGTGGGGGGAGAATGGCAGAAAGTCTCGAGAAACTGCGGCCGGACCGCGACCTGCAGTGCTACTTCCAGCAGCCGTCGTCGATTGCCGCACTGAGTGGGGCCAGCGAGAGCGGGTTTACGGTCTCGGGGTCGTGGCGGTTGCAGTCCGACTGGGCGGTGGTGGAATGGAACCGCGACAACGTGTTCGAGCATCCGGCCTTCCGCAACCTCCCCGATGGCGACTTGAGCGGCCTGACGCTCAGCTACGACGAAATCCGCACCAATTGCATTCCGATGGACTCGGACTTGTATTGGGCGGTGGAGTGGCCATTCCTGCGGGTATGGCTGGAAGGCGATACCGATCCGCGCCTGGTTACGCTGAGCGACTACGCGACGCCGATCGCGGGCAGCGGGGTGGCCGCGACCGCGATGCTCGAACTGGAGGGGACGCCGACCGCGGGGGACTATATCGGCGCCGCCTGGCAGGACGAACAATACAACTACGCCGTGACGGGCGCGGACACGCTGGCGACGGCGGTCGCGGCGCTGGCCGCGATTATCAACGACCCGAACGTGGGATCGACCACGGTGCAGGCGTCGGCCGCGGGCGCGCAGATCACGCTCACTAGCACAACGCCGGGGGCGAACTGGAACCGGATCGGAGTGTACGGCTACGTATCCGGCGCGTGCACGGAACAATGGCAGCCGTGGTACGCGACGTTCAGCGGCGGCGTCAGCCCGAGTCAGTGGCGAGTTACTCTCAACTTCGGCAATCTCACCGACACAAACCAGAACCCGATCCCGGCCGCTACGGTGCGGAAAATGCGGTGGACTTACGCGGCGGATTTGCAGGCGGGAGCGTTCCAGAGAGGCGAGTTTCAGGTTCAGGTGAGCAACTGGACGGTAACCGGAACGAACCTCGCGTACAACGTGGCCGGGCCGGAGAGCGTCAGGATAGAAGATACGGAAGTGGCCTACGCGGGCGCCTGGACCGAAGAGGCGGGGAATTACTCCGGCGGCACGATTCAGTGGACCACTACGATCAATTCGGCGCTGAGCTGCGCGTACCGGGCGACGGCCGCGCACACGCTGTATCTGGGGACGCAGAGGACCCAGAACAGCGGCCAGGTTTCGATCGTAGTGGATGGCGGCGCGGCGGTTGGAATGAACCTGGCGATCGACGACGACGACGTGCTGGTGCGGATAGCGGTGGGCAGCTTTGGGGCGGGCAATCACACGGTCTCGATCACATTGAGCGGGCCGGAGGGCAGCGAGTTCTATTTCGACTTCCTGGAGCTGGCGCAACCGACGACGGAGCTGCCGGCGATCGCCGCGGACCAGACACTCACGCTGGCGACCGACTGGGACACCTACCACTCGCTGTGCCTGGCGCCGGAGCGAACGGCGTGGATGATCTATGCGCTGGGGTTCCACGGGCGGCAGAACCACTATGCGGGGGCGCTGTGGTTCTACGAGATGACGCTGTCGGGGCAGCAGTACGCGTCGGGGACGGTGGAGTTCGGTGGCACGCCGACATTCGGCGCCGGCCTGAGCACGACGGTAACCGTGGGAACGCTGGCGATCACGCACGTCCACTACATCGGGGACACGGCGGCTACGGTGGCGAAAGCCTTCGAACAGGAGATCAACAGCGGATACCTGCAGTTCTGGGCGCTGGCGCAAGGGGATCTGGTCACGATTTACTCGCGGGACTTAATTGGCGCGGGGACCCAGATCACTTTGACGGCGACCAGTACCTGCGCGGACTTCCATCCGCAGGCTAGCGGCGCCACGCTGGCGGGCGGAAACGACGGATACTGGGCGACGGATCTGGCGGCAACGCCGCGGCTGAACCGGGCGGCGCGCGATTGGAACCGGGCGTTCTTTACGGCGCTAAAGGGGTACGGCATCGATTCGACCGCCGCGCTCAGCATGGAATTGCAGTTCGGAGACCCTTCGGTCGCGGCGGGCATCGCGCAGAGGTGCCCGGCAGGGGACCCGGTTCTGGTGAACACCCCGGCGCTGCAAACGAACTTCTCGCCGGCCAGCACCGCGTTCTGGGAAGTGGCCTACCACGACCTGGCGCAGACCATGCAAGACGGGGGATTGCAGCCATACCTGCAATTCGGCGAAGTGCAGTGGTGGTACTTCCAGGACTCGCGGTCGGGCATGCCCTACTACGACGCCTACACCATGGCTACGTTCCAGTCGCAGTACGGGCGGGCGATGGACACCATCACCAACGAAAACGCGGCGATCGCGTCATACCCGGATGAGGCGGCGTTTCTGCCCACGCTGGTCGGCACTTTCACGAATCAGGTGATGAGCTACGTGCGGCAATCGTTTCCAAACTGCCGGTTCGAAGTGCTGTACCCTCTCGACACTAACGCGACCCCGCTCGACCAGGCCGTCAACTACCCGGGCGCGGCCTGGACGCCGCAGGCGCTGGATGGCCTGAAGACGGAGAACTTTGGCTACACCAGCGGGCGGGACCTGGACGAGTGCCTGATTTCCATTCTGCTGCCGCAAAGCCGCGGCTTCGCTCCCCATCAAAGCGCGCACTTGATCGGCATCAGCGATCCGGTCGCCCCCTGGCTGAAGGAGCTGGGGCTGGCCAAGGCGGCGGGAGTGCAGTCGGTGGTGCTGTTCGCGCTGGACCAATTCTGCCTCATCGGATACCCGGTGCCAGTGCCGGGCAGTTCGCGGTGGAGCGGGTATCAGGGTTAGGGCATCGCCCGCAGTATACCTTCGTCCGGCTGCG